CACGTTTAGGTCCAACACCAGGCACACCAGGGACATTATCGCCACTATCGCCCATAAGACACTTAACATGAATATAATCTGTGGGTTCAAAACCATAATGATCACTCCAGTTTTCATATGTAGTTTCCTTGCGCGTTACATAGCTAAAGCGACTAACACCTGGTTGTACTAGTAAGTCCCAGTCTTTATCACTGCTCATTAGCCAAATTTCTGGTATGCCCAACTTAGTTTTCTTTGATACTATATAAGCAGCAATATCGTCTGCTTCCACACCCTGATAGCGCAACACAGGATAGTGTTCACCAAGTAGCTCTAGTGTACTAGTAAAATCTTCAAAGAATAGCTCAAACTCTGCGCGTTCAGCTTCAGTTTGCTGCTCATATTTGTCTTTGCGGTTTTGTTTATAAAGTGGATAAATTTCTTTACGATAGCTACTTGACCCTTGATCTGCGGTAATAATTGTCCAACGAGCTTTATAGCTCTTGCTAAGACTTTGTACTGTGCGTAGGTAATCTTCGGCAAAGTTTCTAGCGCCACTGTGCTTGTAGCGAAAAGCAAGGTTAAGCGCATCTACTATCATTAGTGCGTTTTGATTTTGTTCTATTTGTTTGAAGGTTTTCATGGTATTTTTAGAGTGTAATCTATTATTATATCACACACGCTAGGCCGTGTCAAGACACAAATTTGAGTGTGCTTATGTTAAGCCAATCTTCTAGCAGGAAGATATAAAACTCATAATCGTCGGCATTATACATTAGCCAGCGCTTTTCCAACAATGCATCATCGTCAAATACTACAGTAGCTACAAACAATTTACTGCGATCATGTTTGAATATAAGTAGCGGCAGTTTATCTACTTGTAGGGCTTGACGCTGTGTTTGTTGCCACCATTCTATTAATTGTGGAGTTTTGTGAGTTAACAATCCACTATTAATGTGATCGTCTGCATAGCCTTTTACTTCAACACAAAACCTGTTTGTTTGCCCAGGTACGTAGAGATCACCCTTAAGCTGATGTTTAGGGTCGAGAGCACCCGACCCAGGTACTCGTTCCCAATTTAAGCCAGTGTGCTTACGCAGCATATCTCTAGCAATAGTTTCTGTGCGTGCGCCTTTTTGACGACTATCTACCATTGGTAGCCTCATCAACGTGTTTGGCTAGCTTAATCCAATCAATATTGCCTAGTTGATCTGTATATAAATTTTCTTTAGTATCTAGGTCTAGTTGTTCAATCTTTTGTCTATCACGAGCTTGCTTATTTTTTCGCACTTGTGCTATTTTTTGATAGTGCTTCATATTCATACTACGCCTCAATGCGAGATATGTTATTACGTTTAATAACATTTACTTTCTCTAGTAGTGGATGACTAAAACCGTGGCTAACTAAAAACGTGTTTAGGTGTTCTTCTTTGAGTAGTACTTCTACCAATTTATCTTTGCCATCTACGTCTAGTGCTTCTACAGTTTCGTCTAGTATTAACAAGTTAATACGACTGCTGCTTAGTGTTTGCATTAGCTTTCTAATAGCTAGCAGTGTAGCTACATTTACTCTGGCTTTTTCACCACCACTAAGTGCACTAATATCTATATCGCGACCGTTGTCACTAATAACCACATTTAATTTATCACTGCTATTTACCTTAAAACTAATCTGAAATCTACCATCACTTAATTCTACTAAATACTGATTGGTAATCTCCTCCAAATCCTTGACTAAGCACTCTATTTTGTAAGCTACTAGTCCAGTTGTTGAAAAAGTTTTGTTTAGTATACTAACAATATTAATACGTTCGTTAATTAATCCTAGTTGAAACGTGTGTTCTTCTAGCTCTTGACGCATTTCTCCAAGCTGCTGCTTAATAGTATCCACTTTAGTATTATGAGCTTTAGCACTACTGTTATGCTGTTCACACCGCTGTATTTCTTCACGAGTTTTTGTGATTAGTGTACTAACTCTTTCATACTCGCGCTGCAAATCGTTTTTGTCTAGAACTTGTTGTGGTAGGTTTTTATCTATTAATAGGTGTAACTTTTCCCACTCAGCTTGTTTTGCCAGGCTAGTATCATATTGTTGTTTTTGCTGCTTTATATCTTCTATAATAACTGCACAAACTACTCCACTAGCTCTAGCTTCTTCAATTTCGCTAGTACGTTCAACTATTAACTCATTAACTTTTGCTTCATTTATTAGGCTAAAACAAGTGGGACAAACGCCACTTAGTTTATTTAGTTTTTCAATAAATGCTTCACCATCACGCACAGTGCGTAGGTGATTTGTATACTCTGACTCCATGTTTTGCATACGCTTTATATCAGGAGCTTGTGGAATATCTAGTACTGCTATATTAGTTAATTGCTTTTTATAAGTATTATTTTGATTAATCTGCTTGTTTAATTTGTCAATATTACTAATTTGCGCCTGTACTTCTACTAGTTGAGGTTCTAGTTGTTGGTCTAATGTTGGTACTGTCACTTCTTGCTTATAGCTAAGATTAGTATTCGCATATTTATCTAACCAAGCTTGTATTGTAGTAATTTTACCTTGTATACCACTTAATTCTTGTTTAAGATCTGTACCCAATTCCTTAAATATTTCACCAGCTTTAGTATATTTAGTTAAATTAAGTATTTCTATTAAAAACTTTTTACGTGCTGTATCTGCACTAGTTAAGAACTCTAGGCTATTAGCATTGCTTTGATAAACAATCTGTGCAAAACTTTTATGATCTATGCCTATAATATCTTCAATCATCTTATAGGTTGTAGTAGCGGTATGCCCACTAATATCCTTACCATTTTTTAATAGTTTAACAGTTTGCTGTGCACCACGTGTGGTCTTTACTGTATAATCACTATCATCACGACTAAAGTCTAATTCAATTGTATAAGTCTTATCTTTAACGTGACGATTTAATATATCGGCTTTTTTGATGCCTTTGCTGTTCTTATTGTAGAGTGCTTCTTCTAAGATAAGTGCTATGCTGCTTTTACCATGTCCGTTTCTACCTACTAGTTGTGTAAGTGGAGCATGTACAAAGTTTATTTTATTATTAGCACCATAACTAAAAAGATTACTCCATCGTAATTCTTTGATTGTTATCATTGCCCCAAAACTTTCGCTTGTTTAAAAATCCCAGTTGTTCCATTAATAATACACAATCCTTAGCACCACTTAATTCACTGTGCCACAACTCTTGTGTGCCGTGTTTGCGTTCACTAATTATTTTAGCTACATATATCATATTAGGATGTTCAGTCATCAGTTTCTATCCTAGCCAAGTGTGCTTGCAGTTCTAGCACAGTTTGTTCAACTGTTTCACTGCCTAACTGCAGTACATAGGTTAAATATTCACGAACTTCTTCAACCAGTGTCATCTCCGCATCAAGCATTAGTTGTACATCTGTATTACGCTTGATAACTTTGCGATCAATTAACTCGTTATCTTCTAGTTCACCCAACTCCTGCATATCACCCTCAACTTGATAAATTGTATGATGATATGAAGTTGGCGGTTTAGGGTCGCTTACTCCTACTGTTAAGCGTATTAACTGTGGTACTTCGAGCTTTAGCCAACTATGTTGCAATGTTTCAGTATCAATTAAGATAACACCAGTGTCAACTGGTTGACGGTGAAAACTAGTAGTAACAGGACTACCGGGATAAAGAATATTAAGTTGACAATTTTCATAACTATGCAGGTCTCCGGCTAAGACAACATCCCAGCCGCTAAAAATATTTAAATCTACTTCTGGTGTAACGTGCGGTGGTATACTACCACGAACGTGTGTACACAATATCTGTCCACCATCTGGCCAAGGATTGTTTTGTTCAAAATCTTTTAGCTTGTTGTATGGAACAAACTCTACTCCATAATCGCTGTAGTAATCATCTACGACTATAACTTTGCGATTCATTTTATTAGTGGCTTTAGCCAAATTAGTCATAAAAGTAGTTGATTTTTTAACTGCTTCATGATTACCACTGTATATAATAGTTGGTATATTACAGTTGCCTATTAAGTCAAAATATATCTCTAGTTCTTCCATACTAGGCAGTTTATCAAAAACATCGCCACCTATAACAAATACATCAGCATTGGTTTGTTTTTCTGCTAATTGTTGCCATAGTAGGTTATATCTGTTTCTAGCCCAATCTTGTGGTACGTTTTTCTGCCCTAATTTTATGTGTAAATCTGCTGTAAATAGTAATTTCATTTATAACCTTTTTTAGGCAAAAAAGCCCAGTAACCAAGATCACTGGGCTTTTGCATTATCCTAGTTCTTTAACAGCTTCTTGTTCGCTTTCTGTACCTTCATCTTCACCGCCACTATTTACTTTTTCTAGTAGTGCTAAGACTTCTTCAGCTTTGGGTCTTGGGAATTTTTCATCAATTGAAACAGCGGCATCTGCTGCTGCTTGTTCTGCTGCTGTAAGTGCGCGAGGCTTGCAACGTAATACTTGAAGCGTGTATTCAACATTAAATGCTAGTGGCCCAGTTTTAGTACGCTTGAACACAACGTCCCAACCGGTATCATAATCTGTAGGATCACCTAAATCTTCGGCTGCTGTTAGGATTTGCTCAAATAACTTCTTTTTAAGATTGAGCGCCTTAACTTTACCATCTTTAGGATCGATACAATTGATCGAATAGCTCCAGCTGCATTTAAGTTCAGGATAGAAGTCAGGCACATGATCTTTTTCCATGTTGTCAAACTTCTCTTTTTCACGGCTAAATGCCAAGCACTCAATAGGAATATCCTTGTTATTAGTGCCCTTAATCCAGTAAATATAACGTGGCAAAACTCCGCCAATTAACCTAACTGTATTTTCGCCATCTTTGTATTCGTAAGTTTCTACTTTATTTGTTACAGCTTTGCCTTTTGTTTGTTTAAAGCTAAGTGCCATATTTATTCCTCGTATTTGAAGTGTATTCGTTTGTTTTTTATTTCTAGTAGCGGATTATATTTTAATGTGCTGATTTCTATATCTGGATAGTAGGTTAAATCTAAAAATTTATAACCTAGGTCTTGGTAAAATTGCCAATTTCTACGACCCGCTAGTTTTACATATTGAATTATAAATAATCTATCAGTTCTAGTATCATCTAGTAACTGATCCGGTTTGAGTAAGAAACTAGGTCCACTAAACATCTCACTAGTTATTTTAGCGTTATTGAGTTTAACCCAACGACCGCTGCGATAGTCTCGTAGTATATCTAACAAGTCCCAGTGTTGTTTTGATTTTTGCTGCAATTTTTCAAGGTTAAATCGTAAGACCATATTTCTACTCAATATAATATTATAGCACAAACAGCTAGCTATAACAAGTTAAATTTTTTAAACCAGTTTGGTTTCCCAACCTTTCTTCATATAAAGGCCTAATCTATCTGTGTTCTGCTTGCGATCAGCCCAACCGCTAAATTGAATATCTACTACTATAGGATCTAGTTTACCTGGATGTGGTCTCATTATTCGCCCAACAATTTGTTCTAGTAGACTATCATTACTCATAGGTACTGCTAGGATGACGCAACTGAGTATGTTGATGGAGATACCTTCGCTGAAGATTTGCCTGCTACCAGCAACGCACATTTTTGCTTTGCTGAGTAATTGTTCTTTTGCATATTGCCTTTCTTCATAGCTGGTGTCGCCAGTAACCAACAAACACGTTTCTCCAACATATTCTTTGACCTTTTCTAAGAATTCTACTCTATCTGCAATTACAAGTACACTGTGACCGTTATTTATATGATAAGTAGCTAATGCACTAATATAACGTCTATAGTCGTCATCCTGCGTTAGCTCATTTATCTTTTCTACCCAGGGTACATTTGGTTTTAATACTATGTTACTTTTAACTATATGTACTATAGGATTAATAGTATTACTTTGTGGCGGTCTGTAAACAATATTGCCAAAGTAATCTTGAAACATTACATGCTTACCATCTTTACGTGTCATAGTACCACTAAGTGCAATCCTATATCTAGCATGAAAAGTGTCTACTGTTTCGCTAAATGTAGTAGCTGGACAGTGATGCGCTTCATCTAGTATTACTGTACCAAACTCTTTTTGTAATTTGTCTAAGTGTTTTACTATACTCTGCACATTTCCAACTACAATAGCATGATCTTCTATGTCAAACTGACCACTGCCGATAATACCACACTGCATACCAAATAGTGCTTCAATCTCATCACGCCACTGATCGCGTAGTGAAGTAGTATGTGTTACTACTAGTGTTTTTTGACCAAATTTTCTAGCAATATGTAGTGCTGTAAAGGTCTTACCCCAGCCTACTAAGGCATTAATAAAACAAGTATCTTCTACCTGATCGTATACTGCTAATTGATCTTCACGTAGTGCATATTTAGGTGTTGGAAACGGCACTGGTACTAACACCCGTTTATCTACTATTTCATATCCTTCAGGTATAAGGTCTACTCTACCCTGTGGCATACTAATAATTCCACTAGTAAGTGACCTGTAATTTCTAATAGTTTCTACACTAGTAAACTTTTTTGACCCTGTGTTCTTATGTATTTTGTAGGTAAGCTGATTTATTACGTGTTTAGTATGTAGTAGGCCAGGATTATCTATGTATATTCTATTAGATATAATAGCTTTTGCCATTACACCATTCTCCAAGTTGTTTTTATAGGTTCACTGTAATATCCATACAATAAATTGCTGTGACCATAGCTAAGTATTCCACAATATTGCTCTTCTGGTTTAGGAACTTGTAGACTTTTAAAGCGTTCTACTAGACCCTCAACCTCTAAAATACACCCAAGCCCACTAGCAGGTAAAACTTGTTTTAGCCTATGTGTAGCCAGCTTGGCGCGCGTAGATTTTTTGTGCTGAAATACCTGTCCATGGCTATCAATAAACCAAGTTGTTGCTTTTGCCAGTTTAATAACATCACCAATAAAATATATAGCACTACTAATCTTAAAAAGTTTGTCTTTTATAACCAATCTACGTAAACCTAGGGTAGGTTTATTAATATTTTTATCATCTACTATTTGATAATTATCGCTGTAAGTATTATCATCTGGATTTGTATACTCTGTGCGATAAAAGACTAGCCCACCGGCTACTATGGGCTGTCTCTCACCAAGTCTAAATACGGGCCAGTTGATCGCCGTCCAGTTTGTAGGTTTCCTCAAAGTGTCCAAAGCTGTAGTCATCTCCAATATCTTGGTCTACACCAATAGCGCAGCCACTAATATTGCAACCCCACTCATGCTGTGTATTTTTACGCAGTATGTCACAATACTGTTCTACCTGCTCGGTCTTAACAAGTGCCACGATTGAGTCATGGACAAGCATGAAGATTCTTGCGTCAAGTCCACGCTCTCTAACTTCTCTAGCAGTTCCAATAGCTCCAAGTAAGTTAACGTCACTTGCCAGCGATTGGATTTCTGAATTAATACCACTTCGTACTTCGTGGGCTGCGATTCCTTTGTCACTGCTGAATACATTAGGAAGCCGTCTTTTTCGGCCAAAAAA